GACCCAGTCCCGTACGCGTCGCTATGGGCGAACCCCCTAAATCAGACAGCCCAACAGTTCGTCGCCATTTTGTCGGTGCTTCAAGACGACGGCCTGTACATCGACGGTTTCATGGACGACTGGCCTAGGTAAGGGTTAGACTTCATTTGACATAAGCTCCAAAGCATGCGATGATTAATAATAATCGGAAGGGGAAACTCCGATGGCAAAGAGATGGTTAACGGCCAAGCGTCTGAAGGTGAAGACCTACCGGGCAAGAGCCCGTGGTGTGATGAAGAAGTTTTCTTCTGAGCGCATAAATGTGGGTATGCCTCCCAATAGGGAGATTATGCAGTGGTATAAGAACGCTGCTACGTCTCTTAAGCACGGTCTCGTAGATATGCGGGAGATGATGCACTATAACAGTAATGAACCTCGCAAAGAAGCGCAGGCTTTGAAGCATGAAATCGAAGAAGCGTGCCCGAAGTGGATGTACTTCCGATTGGTGGATGATGCATGGCTTCGGGCGCGCATGTACTTCCAACTCAATCCCGAAAGATGTTGCGTACTAGAGTATGATCCTCGTCGTAATACCTACAGACGTAGTATTGAATACAAGAGTAAAGATCGAGCGTACCAACGATGGTGCTCAGGCACAATTGATTGGGTGGAGCCTAGTCAGTATTACCACCCAAACATTCCCGAGACTGGAATATATTAATTCCTCCCCAGTAGGTCGCCCAACCTACTGGTAAAGCCCTCGTCGACCGGTCCCCTCGGTTGGCGGGGGCTTTTTCCGTTGTGACCATGAGGAGAGCCAATGTGGAACACTGGATAAACGTAATGGTCGACAACCCCGGAGTTACTGCGCTCACAGCGATCACAACGCTGGGTGTGCTGGCAGCTATCGGGTTCTTCATCTATGACCGACGGGCATCGGTCAAAGCCTACCTCGAACACCGGAGAAGTATCCGGATACAAAGGGGACTTGCCATGGGCAAGAAGAAGAAGGCAGAGCGCCAAGCCTTCGTCAAGCAATCGGTGGCAGACATACTCACCGACGGTTTCGAAGAACTCTGGCTTGCAGGAAAGGTGACGCGTGAAGAGGTCAATTCGGTTTACCGGATGATTGCCAAGACGCATCATATCCCTGATCTCCTTCCTGTTCTTACTCCCGAGCAAGTCAAGAAGGCTATCAAGATACGCCGAGCCCACGGGGTTAACACCCCCGGACAAGAGAAGCCAGCCTGGGGTGACCCCCCGAGTACCACGAACGACGAGAAATCTGGCGTTTCGAACGTCGTCGACGCAGCGAAGAGGTTCGGAGCTAAGGCTCTGGCCCTGAAGAAGACCGGCTAACGCTGGAACATTGTTAGTCTCCAATCAGAAGGGAAGACGAAGACATGTCTGAGAAAACTGTGATCATCGTCCGGGAACCCAACAAGGATATCCCGGAGCAATACATCAGGAGCGTGGTAGCAACCTTTAATAGCTGCGGTGGCTATGCCATCCAGGCTATGAAGGATGCGCAGCCAGTCCTGATTACGGATCGGTCCGACACCGGCGCGTCGCTCGACCAAGTGGCCGAGTTGTTGAAGGCGTACACGGATCACCGTATCCTGTTGACCTTCTCCAAGCTGGACAAGGTCGAAGAGAAGTTCCTGCAGCCCTTCGATCTCACGATGGAAGGCAGGGAAGCTGACGTGCTGATGTCCTACGGCATCGAAGGCGAGTTTCCAACACTCGTCGAGGCCGGCATTACTCCGGAAGCTAACTTCGCCAAGAAGATCATGCAACCGAACCTCAACAAGTTCGTTAAATACTCTGGCGGCAATCTCGCCAAATTTCTGGACGAGATCAAAGACCCTACCTTTGTCGACCAAATCATGGTCAGGATCGGCGAGCGTGGTGTCTATTGCTTCTTTCCACCGGTGGGTGACCCGATTTGGTTGGGCAAGAACACCCTCGGTTCCGTCTTCCCCTGGGGGGCGGTATCCAATACCCTCGGGTACAAGGAAGAGGCGCCAAAGGCATCGGGTCAATCGGATGTGAAGTCCGTCAAGCCCGACGCCGGCAAGGGATGGTTCAACTACAAGGACACCAAGGCGTCTGGGCCGGCATTGCCTGTCGATCCGCCGCCTGTCGAGACCAAGCCGGCGGCTCCGCCGGAACTCCCCCCGGCTACCCAGCCGGATACCAAGATTGATGCTCCCCCTGCACCTCTCAATGATCCCCAGCGTACGGACCTGTCGAAGGTCCCTCCGCCGGCGGGTCATTGGGAGTACATCCCGACCGGTCTGTCCTACAAGGACCGGAAGAACCTCGTCAAGCGTATGACCCAGTGTGGTCATTCAATGCCCGAGGGCTGGGATCAGCCGAACTTCCGCTATTGGGTCGTCGACTACCCGTCGAAGGCGCAGAACCTGCCCGAGCTGAAGGAACGCCTCGAGCAGCAGCAGAAGGACAAGACGCCGAAGGACATGCGCGACAGCGCACCTCGTCCGGTGGTCCCGGTGAAATCCGGCGGCCAGATCGCGGCGGAAGCGAACCTGATGGTCCTTACCAAGGACGAGAAGGATCGGAGCAATGCTACTATACTGAGGATTACCGACCGGCAGGGTAAGGACATTCCTTCGCCGATCGATATCCAGAAGGCCGAGAGCAAGTACCCGCAGTGGTCGCTCCAGTTCGGCGTCGATTCCAAGCGTCCCGATGCTTGGCTTCCCGAAGACCTGGCGCAGTACATGCAGGAGAACGGCAAGGGCGGCTTCCATATGCTGCTTGAATACCGGCGTCGAGCGATCAACGCCGAACTCGCTTTGGCGGCGACCACTCCCAAGGCCGTCACCACCAAGACCTCTGACGTCGAGGTTACCGTTATCGAACAGTCGAAGACCGGCACCGGCGGCTGGGGTAATTGGAAGTAATTAGCTAGGAACCTTCTCCTTTCCCACCTAGCTAGTGGACCCGGCGGGACCTTGTCCGGCATCCCGCCGGGATTCCCTTATGGAGATGAACATGCGAGCCCTCCTCAAAGCCCCCAATCTCACAATCATTCATTACATGGACTACCGTGTCCGTCACACCCCTGACGCAGCTTCGCTGTTTGAATACCAACGGCTAAGGCTATTCGTCTGTGATGGGCACATGTCCAAGCATCTGTTGTTTCCCAAGATGCTCAAGTATGGTCCGACGCTATTCCCGGGCTATAATAATTACCCCACTGTATTCACTATGCAGGGGTTTGAATTCTTTCATGACTGCCCCTCTGGTCAGGCTGTTCCACTACATGCGGAAACTGGGGACTATTCCTCACTCCCCAAGGCCAAGATCAAGGGGCAGCTTCATTTAGTTACCCCGGACTTGTTAGTTTCTCTTGACAACGCATACCAAAATACAATACAATACAAACGTAAAAGGGTGAAGCTCCTGCTCCCCTACCACGAGAAGGCTCGTGGACCTTGGAAGACCGTCAATGGTAAACCTCTCCCTCGCGCCCTGCAGGGATGGCGGGCCAAGGAAACATCTGAGAAGCTCCACATCGTCGATGCGTTCATGTACGTAGGCCGCAAGGAATACTGGAATGAACGTCTCGACGGTGGCTATTCGACGCTTCAGTGTCCTATTCAATTCCCCAACATAGAGAAGAATTGGTTACCTCGATATTATGAATACACGAGAACATTCGAAGCTGCCCAGCGAGGTGATCGTTGAACAGCACATAAGTTGTGATGACTGTGGTTCTTCTGACGCTCGGTGTGTATACGCTGACGGCCACAGTCATTGCTTTAGTTGCAATACTCACATCCCCGCCAAGAGGGAGAAAGAACCATTCTTGATTGAAGATACTTTTACTTATGAGTACCTACCATACAGAGGCATCGATAAAGAAACCTTCCGGTTTTACGATACTAAGACCAAGATCGACAATACTGGTAAGCCGGTAGCCATAGGATTTCCTTGGCCTAATGGAGCTATGAAAGTCAGAACCTTACCTAAGGGGTTCTACTCTGTAGGCGACATGTCAAAAGGAGGTTTGTATGGCCGAGACAAGTTCACCGGTGGACGATCTGTTGTCATCACGGAGGGCGAACTCGATGCACTTTCCCTATATCAGGTTCTCCGTCTTCCTTGTGTATCTGTTCGGAGCAGCAGTTCTGGGAAGCTGGACGCTGCAAACGATCGATCCTGGCTTAACTCATTTGAACGGATCTACCTCGCACTTGACGGAGATGGGCCGGGAAGGGAAGCGGCGGCTGATATTGCTAGCCTCTTCGACTTCAACAAAGTCTATTCCATCAAGTTTCCTGGTGGCACCCGCAAGGACGCCAACGACTACCTTCGAGCCGGCGAAGGAGTAGAACTCGACCGGCTATTCCAATCAGCCAAGAGGTACTGTCCGGAGACGGTGGTATCCTCTTGGTCTGACTTCGAAAAGATACTCAAAGAGAAGCCGAAGTTTGGTACACCATACCCGTTTCCTACATTGAACTATATGACGTATGGAATTCGGACCGGTGAGTCCGTGTTAGTGACGGCCCAAGAGGGCGTCGGGAAAACGGAGCTACTCCATGCTATTGAGCATAACCTCCTTACGAGCACCAACGAGGCGGTCGGCGCTATATACCTGGAAGAGAACAAGAAACGCCACCTCCAGGCTTTGGCGGGAATACATCTCCAACGACCAGTCCACCTACCAGACTGTGGTGTATCCGATGATGAAGCGTACGCTGCTGTCCAAGCGGTTGTACGCGAAGATGATCGACTGCACATTTACAGTCATTTTGGTTCTGACGATCCAGAGAGTATTCTGGACACAATACGGTATCTCGTTACTGCCCGTAACTGCCGTTATATTCTTCTTGACCACATTACTATGGTCGTTAGCGGCTTACTCGGAGAGAGCGAGCGGCGAGCACTAGACTATCTCTCGACCAGACTAGAGATGATGGTAAAGGAGTTGGACTTCGCGTTAATCATCGTCAGTCATGTCAACGATGATGGTCTAACGCGAGGTTCAAGGAACATATCGAAGATCGCGGACATCAGGATTGACCTTTCGCGCGACATTAAGAGCCTCGACCCTATCATAAGGCGTACGACGCACCTTATGGTAGCGAAGAACCGGTACTGCGGTCGCACTGGACCGGCCGGAGATTTACTATTTGATCCTATTACATATACTTTATCTGAGGATCTCGGCATCATACCTGAGATGGCTAACGATAATATAACGAAAGCGATACTAGCAGCATGATTTATCCTTGGAAACTTAAGTATTGGCAGACCGGCGAATGGCAGGTCTGTAACGAACGACTCAAAGACATGGAGAAGGCGGGTCATGTTTACAATCCTAAACGGTCTGATTTATTCAGGAGTCTTCAACAACTCAAGCCTGAAGATGTCCGCGTTGTCATTGTCGGTCAAGACCCTTATCCGGACAAAGAAATGGCTACCGGTCTCGCGTTCTCTATCCCAGATTACATTAAAGCGGAGGATTACCCGAAGACGTTACAACAGATCTTTAAAGAATATTCGTCGGATACACACTATCCCGATCCCCCGAGCGGAGATCTACATAAATGGGCAGACCAAGGCGTACTTCTCTGGAACGCTATCCCAAGTTGTAAAGCAAATGCATCACTTAGCCATGACTGGGACGAATACAGCTTCCTTACACGTGAAGTTCTTGAGGTATTGTCCAACACAGGCGGGATCGTTTTTGTCTTTCTCGGCTCGGTGGCCAAACGTTATATCGACTGTGTCGATGTCACGAAGTCATCGGTGGTCACCACATCACATCCCTCACCTCGAGGCGGGTCCAACTCTCGAAATCCATTCATCGGGTCGCGTATATTCACAACCATCAACGATAAGTTAGTTGACTTAGGCAGACAACCAATCAACTGGAGGCTCGACGATGCCGAAGGTAATCGAGGTGTTGGTCAAGAAGGAAGTTCACGGGCAGACTTGGACCGAAGTCGTACCCCTTGAACAGTACAGGGTGGGTCACCAAAAGCCCTCCCAGATGGAGAAAGGCTTAAGAGCCTCTCCGTTTCAGAAGGACAACTTCGAAGCTCGGGAGCCCGAGTGATGACAATCAATCCGAAGTTGACATTCGAAGTCAAGCGCCAGATCGCTAAACGACTGGTTGCTGGAGAACATCCTAAGAAACTTTGCTTCGAACTCGACATACCTCGGCAGACTATGTACGACATTCGAAGGAAGTACACCAAGATCGTAGAGGTTTACCCAGACAAGGAATTTCCTCCTCAGATGGACCTGTTTGGCGAGAAGAAATACAAAGACGAACTTTACCTACGGCCCAATCGCCGCACTGGTACTACCAAGAAGAAGAAATAACGCACCAGTGGCCTTCTAATTCAATCCTAGGGCCTATCTAGAAGGGATAAACCAATGAAATATTATGTAATAGGCGACCTACACGGGCGCTACGACTTACTTGACAAAGCCATTGAGAGAATTCATGATCACGTAGATGATAATTCTCCAATGAGTAAACACGGCAACGAGCCGTATGACTATACGATTATTACCTTAGGCGATTACATCGACCGAGGACCCGACAGTAATAAGATAATTGAACGTCTAATGAAGGAACAAAAAGACTTCATCGAAGATCGTTTCATATGCCTCCAAGGCAATCACGAAGCTATGGCTGTCGAAAGTATCGTACATGATCTTGATCCTGATTGGTGGTTCGGTAACGGTGGAGATAAGACTCTCTACAGTTACGGACACCTACCCGTTACTTACAACGCACGTGGTAGACGAGACGCTTACTACAGCCTCGTACCATCAGACCATGTTAAATGGATGGCATCGCTGCCTCTCTACTACGAAGCAGAGAAGCAAGTCTATGTCCACGCTGGCATCCCTCAATGGGGCATGAACCTCCCATCCAAGAAGGAGGACTTGCTCCACAAGATGCAGTGGATGTTATACCATCCCGCCGACCACGGAGGCTGGAGAGGCAAGCACGTTGTGCATGGTCATCACCAGTTCTCCGATGGTCCGCACGTATGGCAGCCCGGTAGTAAGGGCGGCGGACGTACCAACCTTGACGTATGGGCCTATAAGACTGGCCGTAGTGTCATCGGTGTATTTGACGACACCCAGTTGACGGCGTTAGAATTCTTGGAGGTAAAGGTATGAAAGCCACAGCTGAGATCATCGACATCGACGATGTCCGCATACCCAAGTCGGGCAACAGCGGTGGAGGCTTCGACCACTTTCCGGGAATGAAACTCGGAACAGTCTTTGCTTCCATTCCGAACGGAAGAAGTACTTCCGAATTGGACGAATACGTGTTACTATCCAAGCAAGGTATTTCCGTTCTCTTACGGTGCAACATCCGGGGAGTTATCGAAAGGCATATTGGCCAGAAGTTCTGGCAACAGAATACTTTGGTGCAAATACTGCACATCCCTGAAGAAAAGAAAGAACAAGAAAATGGGACAAGTGCTTAGGTACGATCAGGAAACCTGGTCGACTATGCGCATGGTTCAGGAGGCGAAGAAGTGGTGCGACGATAACAATCGCCCCGGCTCCGCTGAGGAACACAAGACTGTTCTGAAGTCCCTGATCCACAGCGCCGATGAAGAAGTAGCCTAACTTTTGTGGCCTGCAGATGAGAAACGGCACTAACCGTACCAGCCGATCGTTGACCTACTAGAATGGTAGTGGAGTACGGAACTGCAGGCCCTTTAGCTCATACTGGACATACCGTCCGAGAGCATAGCAGGAGAAGTATTATGGATAAGCCCACCCACGCTCTGATCATCGCGACCTGTGTTGCAGTCATTATCGGCACGGTGATCGTCGTCGGCCCGAAGGTCAACGCTGATTGCGTGGACCTGCCTTTCTTCCACAAGTGCTCGGTCAGTACGACCAAGTAACCATTGCTGGCCTGTGTAATCCTTCGGTAGTACAAAGCACAGGCCAGCGTTAAGGCATACAAATGGACTACAACGATAGTATATCAACGATGTTAAATGGTAAGTTAATAGTTGACATCAACAAACTACTCCATATAAGATTAGGTAAGTGGCACTTAATAATCTGTTCTCCTTTACAACTACAGATAAGGCATACGAAGTCTTACTTCCGTACGTTGAACTTTTATTCCGTAAACCATTGGTGGCAGAGACCAATCCATTTAATTTATATTGACCCGGTGATTGAGCAACTTGAGAATAGTAATAGACACAGAGACGAACAGTCTAGTAAAGCCCACTAAGCTATGGGTTGTAGCCTGCCGTGACATAGATACAAATGAATTATATATATTTAGGAATTTAACAGAAGATGAAAATGAATTACGACGCTTTAGAGATTTTCTTGTACACGTTACTAGGTTTATCGGTCATAATTTCCTTGGGTACGATTGGCCTGTCCTTGTTGATTTGCTTAGCTGCAGCCACGAAGATATCGCTAGTATATCTACTGACACCCTTGTAATCAGTAAACTCGCCGACTATCCCCGTAAAGGACACTCTATTGCAGACTACGGACTTGAATTCGGATTTGAAAAGATAAAACATTATGACTTTAGTAAATACTCAGATGATCTCGAAACTTATTGTATCAGGGATGTGGATATCTGCCTCCGCATTTACAGTAAGTACCATAAATTTATTCATAACCCAGACAATGCAAGCTGCATTGACTTGGAGCATCGCTTCCAGTTGGTTGCTAATCAGCTCCATGACCGTGGCTTCAGCTTCAATACTAAGAAGGCGGAAGGCTTACTTGAAAGAGTTACAAAAGAGCTTAGAGACTTAGACGAACAAATACTTGATGCGTTTCCCCCGAGACTGAAACTCATACGTGAGATCACTCCGAAGGAGACGAAACATGGTACTATCAGTCTTACTTCCATACCTAAGGCGCTTCGCGAAAGCATTCCTGAGTTCACTGTCGCTGCTCCTTTCAGCTATTGTACTTGGAGGACTTTCAATCCTAGCAGCCATTCACAGATTATCAGTGTTCTTAACGAAGCTGGCTGGCGACCTGTAGAGAAAACCGAAACTCATAAGGACGTAGAGCGAGAATACAATAAATTGAAGTACCGGCATCGAGATGATGCACTTGACACAAGCTTCAAAGAACTATATACTCGTTTACAAGAATTAAGAATAACAGGATGGAAAGTCACTGAAGCTAATCTTGATACCCTCCCCACCTCCGCCCCTCTGGCTTCCCGACTTCTGGCAAAGCGAATTCTGCTGGAAAGTCGAAGACGAACTCTTACCGAGTGGCTCAACCTTGTTACTCCCGATCAACGGATACACGGGAAGTTCTACGCTATTGGTGCGTGGACCCACCGGATGGCTCACCAGAACCCAAATACTGCAAACATACCTAACGCAGTCAGGGTTTCCGATGGCAAGCCTAGTCTGTACGGAAAAGAACTACGATCACTATGGCAAGCTCCTAAAGGACGTCTACTCGTAGGCGTCGATGCAGAAGCTATACAATTACGCGTCTTTGCACATCTTATCAACGACCCAACTCTCACATATGCAATAGTCAACGGTAAGAAAAGCGAAGGCACAGATCCTCATTCCCTCAACAAGACTTACTTCGGTGAGTACTGTAAGACAAGGAATGCAGCAAAGCATTCGTTATACGCGATGTTCTTCGGCGGCGGTCCTAGTAAGATCGCCGAGATCATGGGTTGTACAGTCGAAGAAGCCAAAGAAGCTATTGATGCATTGATTGAAAAATACCCCGGGTTAGCCGAACTACATGAGGATATTATTCCTCGTGATGCAACTAGGGGCTACCTCACTGGTCTCGATGGCCGTAAAGTTCGTATACCCGGGGATACCGTAGGAGCCCGTAAACATCTTTGGATGTCCGGTGCTCTACAGAATGGCGAGAAGGTTGTTATGGCGAAGGCGACAATTAAATTCGCGCCTGAGTTGCCCGCCTACGACAGCTTTCTCGTCAATCTGGTTCACGATGAATGGCAGACTGAGACACCAAATAATATTACGATTGCTTTGAAGGTAGCCCAACTACAATGCGATGCATTGAAGTGGGCCGGAGAAGAATTACACTTGAATTGTCCTATGGCTGGTTCATACTGGAACGACGAAGATGAAGATTATACAATAGCTACTAACTGGAGTAAGACACATTAAAATAAGAATAGATGCAGATGAGTGGTACCCGTATTACTTTGTTACTGAAATGGATACTTGGGGTACAGAAGTAGAAGTCAATGAAGACTTTTATAATCGTTGGCTCAAGTTAGAAGAAGAACTACATCAGTTTCAAATTAAATTTGCAGAGATGTACGAGCAAGCTCGAAGAGCACAATTACTGAAAGACAGTATTGAAAAAGGAAGATAATATGAAAGACTGGAACGTTGAATTTGATTATTCCCTGCGTCATGGCGGTGCTATGACCTTCCAAGCGGAGACCAAAGACGAAGCCGAGCAGATGGCCTACGACTATGTTCGTGAGACTTATGATGAAGCCTTCGATATTGAAGTCGTAGAAGTGGATGAGATTAATAAGAATGGCTAATTACGATAAGACTACAAGGATAACGGTACGTGGTAAAGGTAGATGGACCCACGTCCAACGACTGAATAAGTTTGGAGATTGGTCAACCGAACTCTACCCGATCCCTGAAGACCTAGAAGTTCTTCGTGAACTTCAGAGCAAGGGTCTGAAGAATACCATGATGAAGGATGAAGATGGATACTACATGCGCTTCAAGCGTCCACCCAAGAAGGACGTCAAGCTGCGGAATGGAGAAATCAAGACCCTCATATTCGCTCCACCCACTGTCGCTATGGCTGATGGTACTCCCCTTGCTGACGGGGTTCTTATTGGCAATGGCAGTGATCTTTCCCTCGTACTTGAAGTGTACCCTCATGCAACACCCGGAGGTGGCAAAGCAGTTGCTGCTCGACTAGAGGGTGTTCGTGTTGATAACTTAGTTCCTTTTAATCCTCAAACGGATTACCAGAACGAAGAAGAGAAAGCAAAGGTAGACGAAGTTACGTCGCAGCCTGAGCGTGTCTTCTGAGATGGCTAGAGCAAGGGCCGCACTCCTGCTCTAGTACATGGCTGACGCCGGGCGGTTCAAACCCCACATGGTCACCACAGGCCGACCCGGCGTCAGTTACTAATTTAATCTATAACCCATGCCAACTGCGGATAACAAGGATAAAATCTTTGTGGGCCGCACGCACCGTAGCTCAAGTAGAGCCCGCCCCGTAAGGGCGATGATGGGATTATTAGTAGTGTCCCCGGTGTAATACTCCCACACCAGTCGCGACTGGGACGTCCCCTTGTGGCAAGAGAGGGTGCTCGTAAAGCCTCTCACATATTTTGGTTCATACTGAAGAGGAAACCGTCTGAGCATGCCTCTATGGGTTGACGACCCCAGTATGTTGCCCTGCCCTGTCCAAAGGGGAGAGTGGGTTAGAAACCGCACAGGTTAAACTGGCGGGAAGAGACCGTAGCCGGGTTTGGAATGAGATCCACGTCTAGGGTGAATGTAGCGAAAATGCGTAGCGGAACCCTGCTGGGATGATGCTGGCAGGATACCCCACCCACCTTGTGGTGGTCTGTTGCTATGTCGTGGAGTTAGTCCCGATCATGCCACGTTAATCCGTCGGGCAGCAAAGTACTTGCGAGACTTCGCTACTTCCGTTGATGACGAAGTAATCTAGCAGGACCGACAGGGACACTCCCGTAATCATGGAGGCACGTGCGACACGTGCGGCCGAAACGGTGGTACTGCACAGGTAGCGAATAGACATAGCAGTGAGGATGTGTCGTTGTAAGTACACCGGTCTCATTAGCCGGTATATAAAACCTAGCTTCGGAGAAGCCGATGACGACGGCAACAGCCTAGTGTGTACTAGGTATGGATGGCAGACACCATCATGTAAGTCCTGATCTCCTAAGGAGAGTGTCATCAAGGATGCTAAGCCAGACTTCGACGTCGGTCCACTCTTTAGTGGGTAGCCGATAGTCAACCGTGACGCCACGGGGTTACTAGGTAGCATAAGCTAGCGACAATCTTTTCAACCGACATGTGGGAGCGTGACCCACCTCCGCGGGGCGGAGACTTTGTGAGCAGTAGGTTGGACGGCAGGCAGTGGTGGTTCGAATCCACTCGGCGAAGAGCCGACGCGGTGAAACTCGCCTGACGACGTAGGGATTGCTAGAGTTCGCAGTGGTAGTGCATAGGGGTGCAACCCGAAATATGCTGTGTCGAGCGCAGCCCTAGTATGAGTCGCCTACAGCCCGGTATGAAGTAGGAATGGCCGAAATGCATCAGCAATGTGGAGCCCGTGGTCTTAACCACACCTCCAGAGTAAGTCTCTCTCAAGAGCAAGTCCTTTACGTATCCTCCTTCTGAGGGAGGACCGACGGTTCACTAGGTCTAATGCTGGACAACCGTGAGCATTGGTCTGCAGCGAAAGGTATAGCCTTCGCGTAACAGAACGTCACCTTATTGGTTGTTGGACAGCTACCGAGTAGAAAGAAACTGGTTGGATGAATACGCCAATCAAAGATTGGTAAGGGCACTGCCGATAGTCCATCGGTGGGTGTCAATCTTCCGACATCGGAAGGAACCGAAGTAAGAACTACTGTGATGTAGCCCAATTAGGCTAGATAGCAATCACGACAAAAGCCGTCAACCTGTGGTGAACAGGTCCCGTGTAGGGAGCGAGGACGTGGGTGAATTGCGTAGTCAAGAGAGCCTTCTATGAACATCCAGTGAGACAGCGTTCACGTCGGTATCAAAACAGAAAGCAGGGTTAACGACCCACTTCTGAAACGGATTACTTGCATACGCTCAACAGGCGGTGAGACCGAAGTTGAGACAAATGGCGCAGGAGGTCTGCGAAGGAAAGCCTCTATACGTAAGTCGCCTTGCATGAATGTCCACGAACCCGCAACAAGAGCGCGCCGGATTAGCGTGCTAGCATGTAGAAAGAACGAGCTTAGGAACCAGACACACCTAACCCACAGACGTAACTCTAGCAGGAGGAACACGCCATGTGCGTCATGAACACTGTGTCACGAATTCTGAAATATCTCGCGCGGTTCGAGCGTCCACCTTAATCTTATTAGGGTGGGAGCGCAAACAAGTAGCCAAAGTAGATAAAACTTACTGAGCTACGTGTCAGCTCCCACCTACCCAAAAAGGAGTACGAACATGAAGGCAGAAACACTGTTGTTGGAGCTGCTCTTCGATAAACTAAAGACGGCTCCGACTAAAGAGAAGAAGACCCGTAAGGGTGAGCTGACGCTGAAAGAAGTCATCAAGGTCCTGCGTCAGGTACCGGAATTCAAGGAAGACCTTGACAAAGCTCTCAAGGCTTTGGAGAAGAAAGACGAAAAGAAGGGTCGCCTGACCCTTGTCCAGAAGTACATTCTCTGGACCATCGCCGCTGCCACCGTTCCACCGGTTTACATTCTGGTGATGGGTGCGCTGTTCCGAGCGATGACCTCCCACTAAGCATTAGGCCCTGACAAGTGCGATGGTAGCACTGCCACTAGTTGGCATGACGCGGTTCGAATCCAAGGCAGGGCCGTTGAAAGATTAAAATGAGACTAATAGATTGGCAGTACTGTCCGAAATGGCATCTGTCTTATTTCAAAGAAGTTAATAGTTACAACGAATATTCTTGGTGGGAATATTGGATTACGGTAGGTCCTATACAAACAAGATGGGGTGGTAAGCCTTGGATTAATCATTTAATACGTTCTCCCCAATACCAAGAAGCAATTAGAAAAATACTCTTAGAAGATTTACAGTGCCAAACATTGAAACACTAATACCAGACATACAAAGGTTTCTAAAAGAAAATGACGGAACAGGTTGGTTTACCGGAGACGTGGCAGAGACGTACGCCAAGGAAGTCACCCTCCAACTCGAACGAGCGTTCGGAACAAGAAAAGGCGTACCTAGACTTCGTCTCAGCCAGATGGGCCCAAAGTGCCCATGTCACTTGTGGCACTCGATACATTCCCCACTTCTTGCTGAGCCCCTGCAACCTTCCGCAGTGGTCAAGTTCACTTTTGGACACCAAATAGAAGCAATGGCCATCACATGGGCTAGAGCATGTGGACACGAAGTAACAGGAGAGCAAGATGAACTCACTCTCGACGGCATCAGTGGTCACAGAGATTGTATCATTGACGGGTGTTTGGTTGATGTTAAATCTACTTCCACTCTTAGCTTTCTCAAGTTCAAGGATAAGCTCCTTGACAAAGTGGACCCGAATGGTCGTCCTTACGACGGTTTTGGCTATCTGGATCAACTTGACGGCTATCTTGCAGCTTCGATTGACGACCCTTTACTCCGCGTTAAGGATCGAGGATATATTCTCGCTATTGACAAACAACTAGGACACATGTGTTTATATGAGCATACTTACCGCCCAGACCATATTAGAGAACGCATCGCAGCTTACAAAGCTATCGTCGCTCTTGATCGACCTCCATCTTGCACTTGCGAAACAGTACCCGACGGCCAGTCCGGAAACATTAAACTGGGCGTTACAGCAAGCTATAGCCCATTCAAATATATCTGTTTCCCGAACCTTCGAACCTTCCTCTACTCCGACGGGCCCCGTTATCTTACGAGGGTTGTCCGCCGCCCCCAACGCAGAGACGGAAGTTTCATAACAGAAGTAGACAAACACGGCAAAGTCGTGTATAATAACTAACCTCCCAAGAAAGAAGGAAGAATAATGAAAAACGTAGAAAATACTTACTCCATTAATACCGTTAGCAATGGCTTTATTGTTAACAAGACTACAGAGACTGAGACGCAGAACGAAGATACTTTTAGTAATTCGTATAGCTCCGAGACTTATGTCTTTACCTCTTGGGACGACGTCCTTAAGTTCCTGAAAGAGAATGAGCCAAAAGACTAAGGCTTTAGAGATGGGGACTGCTAAACCCAGTCCCCGATCTCGTCATCTAATTAAAAGATTTGGCATAACAGAGGAACAGTATGATGTCTTACTACGGGAACAGGAAGAACGCTGTGGCGTATGTCGACGAAAAGCTAGCGAATTCAAAAGCAGGCTCTGTGTTGACCATGATCATTGGACGGGACAAATTCGGGGACTTCTTTGCACATACTGTAATCGACGAATTGTCGGACGTCACCGCCTTGGAAGCGGACACGAGTTACTTAAGGCAGCGTATGAATACCTCACAAAAGAATACCCAGGATGGATAGTACCACCTAAGATTAAGAAGAAGCGTAGAAGGCGTAAGAAGAAATGACGTATTTATTTATTGGCAATGGAATTATAATGGCCTTATTTACCGTAGGGGTATTTACACTTACGTGAACTACGACCGAGTACTTGAGGTTTATACCCTTGAGGATATACTAGAATTAAACGATAAGACTACTGAAGATTGCCTAGAGTTCTTAGTTGAGGAAGGCTTCGTAGAGTTGCCTAAGATTAAACCATTAGATTTCGATGATTAAGAAACACCACCCGCACAACAGACGTGAGCGGATGCAGCTAGAGGCTGCAAAGAAAGAACGTAATGCCAAGAAAGAAAGTGCCTACGTTAGGCGACGAACTTCCGAACTCGAAGAGAAGGAAGCAGAAGATGCCATTCGGGAAGAAGCTAACCAATCTACTCGGTGAAGAAAAGACTATTGAGATTGCCCGCTCTCAGTTCGACGCCGCAGTGTTAACCTACCTTTCCGCAATCAAGGTCGTCAACTACGATGCTGACGACGTATTCTCCTTGGAGTATTTTCCGGGCGAGAAGTCTGACAAAACAGTCAGGCTGAAAATTATGAAAAGGAAGGAAGTGTAAATATTGGTACGGACGGATAGGAATTACGCAAAGGAAACTGCGTATGAGAACAGACCTGAGCAAGTTAAGAGACGTGTCGCTCGTAACAGAGCAAGACGAAAAGCAATGCGTGCAGGCCGTGTTCGTAAAGGGGACGGTAAGGAACTTGACCATGTTGGATATCATCGGACTGGCAGTCTTGACCGTGTTCCAACAAGAGTTGTTTCGCGTTCAGCGAACCGAAGACGACAACCCCCAAGAAAGGGTTGACAAGTCTGAAGACTAGTAGTAGTATAAACTAAATCACATCAGAAAGACCAAGTAAGATGAATACAGTACAAGTCAAGGTGGCAGAGACCATCGCGAATATCGCACCCAAAGTTGAAGACAAAGTCGTAGACGTTCTCGTTGAACGTGAACTCAAGCGACGGAGTGATGCCCTTGTTTCGGCAATGGATAAACTTGATAAAATGGAAAAAGAACTGTCGAAGATTAAGGCAGACCAGATTTCGTTTGATGAAGATGGTAAGATTGTAAGCCAGACTTTCTCCAAGGCCAAGAAGGAAGAGAAGGACAAGCTCTCCCAGAAGGTCCAGAAAGCAACCAACGCAATCAATAAGGCCCTAGAGAAGGGTGAATTCGGTGACGTCTACAACATCGACAAGGCTGGAGACAGTCAGAAATCTGATCGAGACGAAGATCAGGGAGAGACTTCCTGAAGTCCTTCTCGACAAAGCCGTAGTTCGACACTGTAATAGGAACGGTGAAGACTGTAATTGTAATCATTGTTGTCATAAACGATGGCTTACTTATACTATCCGAAATGTTCCTGTAGACCATACAATCCGATGGATACGGTCGGAGTCTACATACGGTTTCCCTAATGGTTATTATCAATTGTGGGATAAACAAGCCGTACAAAGAGAAGAACTACGACAACAAGGACGTCTAAAACTAGACGAACTTAAACAAGAAATACTATAGGTTTTTACAAACCCAAAAAGGAAAGACATGAACGAACATGTTGAACTATCTAAAGAACCTTTGGACGAGGTTTGTCACGTGGCTGAACGAGCCGGCGGAGACAGTCCTCTTTTCTTCCAAACAGACGACGACTACCCAGTCGATCCCCTCGATGATTTCCCCGAAATCAACGCCTTCGGAAGCGCCAGTGCGCTCGACGAAGCGGAGAGGCTCGAAAGAGAACGTCTCAGTCGTCAAGACGGAAACGTCTGAAGTTAAACTGCCGCTGTAAAGCGGATACTTGGAGGGACGAGCCGAGTACAACCCCTTGGTGTCCCTCTCTTTATCGGATACTAAAATGACGCCCAAAGAAATATACAATCGCAATGTTCAAGCTTGCAAAAACGAGATAGAATTCGTAGATGCTATGTTGAATGCTAAACGAGCTATGGTTGCAGCTGATAACTGTACCATGATTAACATACCTACAACTTGTGACCCCGGTCACACTCATACTATAGACACTTGCAAATCTGCGTGTCCTCCATATAATTATAATTCAGGCATTAAACATCTTGCCTATATGGAGCAATTACTACAAGAAGGTGAAAAACCCATGTGTTACAAAAACTCCCCCATGACCGCTTCGGTCAATGTCGCTGCTCTGGCTCAGCCCACTGTTGAGATGACGCAGCGCGATTTCTTTTCGGATCGTATCCGTCAGGAAACCAATCGCATCGAGCGCGAAGTTCTTCGTCCCCAGTTCTTCATGGACGCTGACGATGAACCCCGTAATGCCCTTGCTCTGATCGAGAAGATCAAGGCTGAGGATTACACCCTCGATCCCAACGCCGTTGAGCGTATCAAAGAGTCCACCGATGGTTACTGGGGTGCGACTTGGGGCATCCGTTGGGGCAAGAACAAGCCCGACAGCAAAGGCTTCAATGAGGCTCGCAAGGCCCTGAAGCAGGCTGCCCAGGATGTCATCGACGAAGCGACCCTGTCGCCCGCCGACAAGCTGCTCAGTCTCCTGAACGACTTCCGTAACTGGAAGTACGTGGGAAACGAGAAATCGACTTCGTCCAAGAGCAAGTAAACGCTTACCCCTTCCTTGAAGGGTACTACGGACGTAAGTCAGAATTCCCTACCAAAAAGTAGGCAAACGAAAACCCCCTTCGGAGAAATCCGTTGGGGGTTTTTTCGTGCCTGTGATAGGTGAAATGTCTTATTTGGGTTTTACTTTGGGTTTTACGTACTTCTTTAACTTAGGATCATATGTACCGTAAGCAGTTGTCATGTAAGCTTCGTCTGTATTTATGATTTGTTTATTACCTGGAGTATCTTCAGTCCAAGTCGGGTAAGTTCTCCGGCGCTGGGCCTCGGTCATGAGAACCCTAGTATCTACGTTCCTAGCTTCTACTTCACCAGCCATACGCATATAGTATTCCAAGGCCTGAGCATTTGCTGCTTTGTGGTATTCGTTATACTTTTCAATTAAGAAAGTAAGGTGTTTTCTTTCGGCGTATTCGATATCATCTAGATGTCCAGTCTTTGCTTTTTCGTATAGTTCATTCAGTCTTTTAGCAACGGGTTTAATATCTTCAGCTAATCTAAGTTGGAAGTCTTTACCTGCCTGACCGGGAGCTGCACCCTTGGCAAATCCTTCAATGTCTTGAATGGCATGCTGGACTTCGTGCATCAATGTACCTTTATCCGTTTTGTAATGGGGTCCTATGACTATCTCGTTATTTCTAACATCCCAATGGGCAGACGTATGGGTTTCATCATAGACTACTTTGATATTCTTTAGTTCAGGGTAAGCCTTATAGAGTTCATCGTGCTTAAGGATATCTTGGAGGTCCTTAACCCTTTGACCGGGGTAGCGTTCTATAGGAGTATTCATAGCCTCTTCAGTAGTCATAGTACTGAAGTGCTTATTGTCTCCACGGGGTTTAGTAGTGTCTACCCAATTAGCATCGAACTTAGCTTTACTGTCGTCTATTTCATACTTCCATCGACCTTCGGCTCCTTTGAACCAACCAGTCTTACGAAAGATGTCATCTGTGGGTACACCATTGGCAGCCATGACTTGAGCTTCGCCCAGACGAGCCCGATCATATTGCTTTGCCTTGACACCAATGAAGGAACCAAGAGTTCCATCAGCCATCTTGGCAGCTACAGGAGCAGGACCCAATACAGCTACGCCGGCTAGATCAAAAGCACGTTCTATGCCTTGTGGAGACATAGGATCAATCTTACCACCGTAGACATCCCCGGGGAGCTTGAAGGCATTCTTAACTGTCTCGTAGAATCCAGTCAAAAGCTTCTTATCGTCTTCCCAGTTAGGGCCACTCATCATAGCTTTAACAGGGTTGACAATACTCAATCTAGACAGGAAATTTGATATTGGACCTTTTTCCGGTACCTGACTACCCTCTGCTGGTTTTAACGCATCAGCGGGCTTCTCTGGGCTTCCTAGAGAGGTTTTAAATCCGATCTCTAGTCCCATTCCGGTACTAGGAGTAGTTTCTATGTCATCCAGCTGTTGATCTTGTAAGAACTTATTGGGATCGACGACCATCTTGTTGTCGCCCGGATCTGTACCGGGTTTAACAAATGGGTCCCCTTCACCTTCTGACTTAGTGATATAAACACGCTTTAGCTCAGGCGGAATATTAGGATTGATGTGTGCCTCGAAGGCAGCCTCATCCTCGAATACCTGTCCGTCGTAAGCTATCTGTGGCTGGGTCATTTACTACCTACGCCACTCCGAAGTTTCATCAAACCAATCTGCTGTAGCATCTGGAAGGGAATACCATCAACCTTAGTCAAAGCTTCTCGTCCACCGATGTCAGCAATACTCTTCAGTAAGAAGGCATTGACATCTGCACCGCTGGCTTCAGCGATGTTCTTGTAGTTAGCTAGATTTGAATTAATACGATTGAGGGAAGCTTCGGTACGCTTGAAGTACTGACCGGAAGCAGCAGAGACGTGGTATCCACGTTGAGCTTCCTTAAGACTGTCGGGTCTAGTGTCAATAGCTTTAAACCGTGAATTCTTGTCATCCCAACCTACCTTGACGTTGGCATTCTCAGGGATGTTCTTAAGGTCTTGGACCTCTCTACCGATGAGTTCAGTACCGAGAGTTTCCTTAGCCCAATTGACGTAGTTAGTCCAAATCTCTGGTTTGGTCTCACCAAGCTTCTTAATAGTAGCCGTCATCTCTGGAGAAGTAAACTTCTGGAAGACAGCATTCTGGCCTTGGATCTTACGATTAGGATTGGTAGGATCGACAGCATCTACGTTGAGCTTAGAGATAAAGCCACGATTGTTGGGATGGAAAGCAGCCAAGGCAAGGTTAGACCGAACTTCGTCTGGAGTATCCTTGTCAGAGATCTTAGTGATCATATTGGTAATAGTTGCGTTGACTTTGTTGTCATTCATACCCTTAGCCTTGAACTCATCAAACATATCGTTGAGTGTCGTAGGCATACCAGTAGTACGCATGTTGGTCTGGCTCGCAATCTCCGACATCCACCTTTCTGCGTAGGCAGAGTAATGTTGAGGAAGACCAGACTTAATAAGATCAAGGTTGAACTTCTGGAACCACTGTTCACCACCGATCTCACGTAGGACCATCATCTGCCTCATGGCAGGACCGACCTTGGAGTTCTGTAGGAGCTGCATAGTATCATCTTCAGTCTGAGACTTAATAGCCTTAGCTGTTCTGTAGATACCACCGAAGTCTTTGTTGTAGACACGATCGTTAAGGGTTTCTAGCTGTTGAAGGCTTGCGTCGATACGCTTGTTGACTTCATCGGCACCTAGGATCTTAGTGATGCCGTGTTGGTCAGCATCCTTCTTCATCTGTACTCTCAACTGAGCACGATGGTCTGCGATCTCCTGTCCGAGTTCTGCGAACCTATTAGCAGGGATAGCACCAGCCTTGACTTGAAGGTCAAGCTTGCTTGCATCCTCAGCAGAGTTAATACCCATACGTCCAAGCATCTGGTCTACGGATCTACCAACGACCATACCGAAGGCAGCATCTGCACCTCGGGAGGCTTGGTATTCTACTTCACCACGAGAGAGCTTGGTATCGTTAATCTTAGCAGCACGCATCTTGAGTTCTTGATCTTGGCGCTCATAAGGAGCAGCCCAGTTAAGAACGTCTTTATCTTGTATCTGACCAGCCTTGAACTTCTGGTATACATCAGGAGCATTAGGGTAACCCTGACGCTGGAGTATGAAACTCTCAATCTTGCTTTGGCCTTTGTTGGCAGCAGCCGCAGCTCGGTTGATATCTCCGACGAGAGAGTTAATGTAAGCGTTAGCAGGATTGACACCAGTCACCTTAGCGAACTGGTCGTCAATCTCCTGACGAAAGCCGGGGTACCTTGCCCTAAGGTCCTTGGCTTCCGCCAGTAGACGAGCTTGGTAATAACTATTGCTAATCTTACCAGCATCTCTTGCACCAGTGAGGCTGCCGAGTCTATCGGGTAGACCTTCGACTTCACCGGGGGTTTCATCATCTATAGCTTCAGCTCGAGCATCTAAGAGATTCTTGACACCTTTACCTGCTTTTACAGTCTCGAGGTATTCAGTATAACTCTGTCGTTCTTTATTGGCTACGTCGTAGACACGGTCTTCGATATCTTTCTTGACCATCTGGACACCAGCCTTGCCCATGAAGTCAGCGATACCAACGACGCCTGCGAATAGATCACCGTAGGATTTCATAGCATGACCTTCTGCTTGCATATTATACGCAGCAGCTTGGCCTTCGTACTCGGCGGACTTATCCCCGATCTTCTGACCTTCAGGCATAATTCTATTCTCTTCTACACCACGAGGTTTTAGACTATCAGGAACATCAATTGCTCTAGATCGGTTCTCATAGTTGGGGTCATTTGTAGGCTGTATGGCTGGATTAAAGGGGGCCATTTATTCTCCGTTCTGCTTGTCTTGTATTAGCATTGATTTCCTTGCAGCTCCCATTCTGTCTTTACGTAAGGCATCGGGAGCTTTCTTAATGTAGAAGTCGAAGTTCACTTTACTTAGAACGGACTCATTGTCATTAATAGCTTTGCTTACGAGGTTGTTATATCTATCTTCTGGGTACCCCCCAATTGCCAGCCATGCTGAAGCTCTTGTGAAGAACTTCTGAGCGAGCTGAGGGTTGTCGTCCTTCTGTGCAAGGACACCTCTACGGAATTCTTGTCTAAACCGGGATTCGACTTCTTGTTCATAGTTCTTCTGATCCTTGAGACTATTAGTCATAGTCTGGATATCATTGATACGAGTATCCTTCAGTCCAGTGACTGCAGAGAAGACTGCATGCGCACCAGTAGAGTCAGCGAGGTAGGCATCCTTCTTGGATATCCACCGTCCTGTGTTCACAGCCGCTATAGTTCTATAAGCTGTATTAACCGAAGAGATTTCTTTGAATACATCAACGAGGTCTTCGGTGACTACTGGAAAGACTTCTTGGTCTCCCTTGGCCATACTGATCATAGCTCGGAGGAAGCCATCAGATTGTTCAATAGTACCTTTGACTAGACCGTAGGCAGGACCACCAACTATGTCTAAGAAACCCTTATCTGATTTGTTGAGACCACCAAGGAATTCAAAGCCTTTAGTGCCGAACCTAGATCCGACGTCGAACCATGTACCTGAAGATGGATCACCCTTACCTGTTGCAATGGCACCAAGTGCCGATACGACACCCTCCATAGCTGTACTAGAGAAGAAGTTATCTCCAACGACATACGGTTCACCGTATTCACCAGACATTGCCTTCTTACGAACGAAGTCAGAGAAGGGAACTCCTGTAAGGCCTACGCCCATGGGTAAACCATATAAGAGCGAGTTCGTAGCGAACATACTGAACTTTTCTTTCGGAGTTAACCGATTGGAAAGCATCAGCTCCATCAGACGGATCTGGTAGGTATAGAACTGAGTAGGAATACTCAGGATACCTGTATGGAGTTTTGAAGAAGACGCTCTGGACATATTGATGTTCAGTAGATCAGCCCTCTGTAGGATAGCTGCCCTCTGGGCATCGGTAATACGTCCCGTGGGATTTGCTTCACGGAACTCTTTGAAGGCTGTGTACCAAGCACCGTAGCGCGAGTTACGCTCACCTTGTTTGAAGAAGAACTGTCCCCAATCGAGGAAGGTCCTCCCCTGACTGTCAGAGATGAGCTTCTGGTTCATTGGGTTATCAAGTGCAGCGTACTCACCACCGGGATTACCAAATCCAGTCTTACGGAGTTCGTGGAAAGCTTCAGTGAATTCCCCAGGCTTCCATTTAGCTGTGCCTGGGAGATTGAATTTACTAGCAAGATCATCTAGATGTTTGATGATCGCAGGGTTGGAGTTAACCGAACTCCAGAAGTGGAGTTGTGCACCCAGCGTACCTGGAGAAGCGTATTTGTATCCTGCGATACCAAGTATGTTCGAGTAGTTACCAGCTTGGACTATGAACTGAGGTATATTAAATAAACCCAGCTTGGCATTGAAGGTCACTGCTCTCATGAAGGCAAAGGGATCTTTGATTGTAGGTAAGAGCCACTCTTGTGTGAGGACAGCACCTTTAGGACCTGCTTTTTCGTACATGTAATCCGAAAGCTTCTGGGCGTAGCTATGGAGCTGAGCGTCCAGATCTGAGGGTTGTCCAACGAGTTGTTCGATATGAAACTTCGCCGCGTCCAGTCTTGCCGTGGTGTTCTTATCTGCATTGGCTTTCCACTTACCTTCTCGGAAGTAGTACATTGGAGAATGACGGATTTCACTATCCCGGGCTTCCATGAAGGTAGAAGCTTGCTTAAGCCAGTGTTCTACAGCCATAGTCTTGTAGTCATCCATGTAATTGCTTTTGACAATACGGGATAACCCACGGTTCATGGTAGTAACTGGGTCTACAACTTTTGCAGGACTAATACTGTAAAGAGGATTGCCGCGAGTACCCTTATCCTCCAAGGCAAGCATTTCCCATGCATCTCGTTCTTGTGAATATTCAACTTGAGCCTGTCTAGCTAAGGAACCTTCTTTGGTTCCGTCACGGAGAGATGTCTCGAGTGAGCCGGGTTTACGGTATTGACGCTCGAGGTTCTTATCGATGTTAATTAGTTTGTCACCACGTCTTACGAGATGAATTTCTTGGTCTAGGGAAAGCTGAGCACCACGGTAGGAACCATCAGCAGCCTTACCGGGAGTGAACCATTCTTTGACGGTCTCCCAAGGGATGTGGAGGTTCTGGTCGGAGTATTCCTTAGCTTGTGTATCGTTCTTACCCTTAAGGTACTTACGGACTTCATTGAGGTGCTTAGCAGCGTCCTTACCTACCTTCTGTAGCTGGACAGCCATCAGGGTAGTATCACCTTCATACCAATGACGATCACCTACTTTATCGTAGGAAATTTTAGCTTGCTTGAGGTAGAAGTCATAGTCGTACTCCATGTGTCCACCACCCCGACGAGGGATGTGGTTCCAATCGAGTTCTCTGGTTTCTAAGTCTTTGGCAAGTACGAAGCGCACACGGAGGTCTTTGATATTACCATAGCCATTGAGCACACGTAGTTCAGGGTTATAGACTTCAACGAGTTTGTATTCACCCTTAGCTATTAATTCATTCCATTCCTGCTTGTCCTTAAGAGACATCTTAGCAAGGTCCATGGCATGCTCTTCACCATGCTTACCTACGACTACGATACTGTCTGAAGCACCCGGGAGCTTGGGTCTAAGGACACCACTGAACTCTTGAGAAGCCACACGGTTACCTTCAGCATCCTTGGAGAAGACCTTTACAGTCTCGGCTCCAACTCGCTGTTGGTTACGGTGTTCTGCGATGTTTCTGAAGACACGATCAATCTCCATACCTCGTTTGAATTCGAAGTAAGCTACGACTTCATCTTCGTCGGGCAGACGATGTACCCACTGCTGGTAGTACGTCTCCATATCCGAAGGGGATTTAAAGAAGTAACCTTTCTTAGTAGCATCTAGTGTATCAGGAAGTTCCTGAGCATTCTCGAGGACCTTGACAAACTCGTCCCACTTCTGACGCTTCTTGCTAAATCTGGCTGGCGCAGCTGACGATATCTTTTGTAATGTCGGACTGTTCTCGACCAAGATCTTAAATAATTCCGATGGAGCATACGTGACAGCCAATCGGTTCTGTCGCTCAGCCAAGGAGAGTACATCTTCAGGTGTCCTTGCTTTACCTAATATAGAGTTTAAGAAACGCTGTACAGGTGAATTAGGTACTTTAGTATTGTCTGTTTGGGCTATTAATTGTCTTATGAT